ATGGCTGGTATGGCGGTCTAGTTGAGGATGGTACTTCCCGGTCGCGGCGGCATCCGTTCGCCCGTCCCGCAGTCGACGGCAAGGCGGAGGAGGCGGCGGACGCAGTCGTCCAGGACCTCATGCTCAGCCTGCAAAAGGTAATCCGGTGAGCTTCGAGGTAGCCCTTGCCAAACGGCTGCTCGACGCGCCCGCCGCGAAGGAGAAGGTCGAGACAAGGGTCGACTGGGATCGCCGCTGGGGCCGATCCCTTCCGGCGTACACGCTCAACATAGCCAGCGATGTCCGACTGCAGCACATGAAGGGGTTCCAGCGGGTCCGCCAGACGCGCGTCGTGGTGGAGTGCTGGGGCGCGACGAAGGTTGACGCCATCGCCCTGCGAGGCATCGCCATTGCCGTCCTGACACCCTCCGCGCTGCTCGACGGCGTGCGATTCCAGCGAGCGCAGGTGCCGCTCGTTCGCCCTGGCTTCGACGGTGACGGCACGGCGAGCGACGAGCAGCCGCAAGGCGAAACCTACCGCGAAATCATCGACTTCATCTTCACCCACAACGGCTAACCACAGGAGGCCAGACACATGGACGCAGACGGCAACAGCGAAGCCCGGATCGGCTGGGGCAGCGAGTTTTTCCTCGGCAACGCGGCCGGCGAACTCGTCGAACTGGACGAGGTGACCGAGGTCGCTCTCCCGGAAGAGACTGTCGACGATGTCGAGGTCACGCACATGAAATCGAAGGGCAAACGCAAGGAATATAAGGGCGGCATGATCGAGCCCGGCGACGGCTCGGTCGTTTTCAACTACATCCCCGGCTCGCCATCCGACACTCTGGTGCGCGAGGCGCAGGGCAAGGTTCGCGCGTTCAAGACGACGCTCCCCGACGAGGACGGCAATCCTGCCTGGCAGGTGGAGGGCTTCCTCTACGTCAAGTCGCGCAGCCGTGCGGTGCCGATCGGCGACCGCATGACCTGCACCGTCGCGGTGGGGTTCACGGGTGCCAGCGAAGAAAGCGCGGTCGCGGGCGGGGCCGCTGCTGCTCAGGCGGAAGACGCCTGATGATCGGCGAGGTCGTGTTCGAAGCTCGTCGGCCAAACCAACCTGTCGAGCGCTGCCGACCTCACCACCGACATCATGACGCAATTCGGGAAGTCGTCGAGCGACCTGCCCGGCATCGTCGACAAGGTGGCTGGCGCCCTGGATGCGTCGAAGCTGAGTTTCGACGACTATCGTCTTGCCGCCGGGCAGGCGGGCGGCCTGGTCGGTGCGCTCGGCTATAGCTTCGACGACTTCAACACCGCGCTGGCGGCGACCGCGCCGCTGTTCGACTCCGGCTCGGACGCGGGCACATCGTTCCGGACCTTCCTCACCTCGCTCAACGCCAAGAGCGAGGATGCCGTTCGCACGATGAACAAGCTCGGCCTGTCGTTCTACGAGGCGGACGGATCGGCGCGGCCGCTGGCGCAGATCGCGGACGAGTTGCAGAAGAAAATGAGCAACCTGTCCGATCGCTCGAAAAACGAGGCGTTGCAGAACATCTTCGGCGTCGACGGTGCGCGCACCGCGCTGGCACTGATGAAGCTGGGGCTGGAGGGTGTGGAGGACGCCCGCAAGAAGATCGGCGCAGTCACCGCCGATCAGAAGCTGGCAATCCTGCTGGACGGCGAGGCAGCGGCAACCCAGCGGGTGGCGAGCGCCTGGGAGAAGCTCAAGATCGTGTTCGGCGAAGCCGGCATCATCCAATTCTTCACCGCCATCAAAACCTTTGCGGCGGACGCCATCAACGTGATCGCCAGCGCACCGCCCTGGTTCTACAAGCTGGCCGCTGGCGTCGCGATCGTCGTCGCGTCTATCGGCCCCATGATCCTGGTGGGCACGGCGCTCGCCAAGGTTTTGCTGCCGCTGTTGCTGCTGCGGCTCGGCCCGGTTGCGCTAGGCTTCGCCGCGCTGATCAACCCGGTCGGCGTGGTCGTTCGCCTTCTTGGCCAGCTCGCCTTGCAGGCCGGTGCCGCGACCCTGATGGGGCGTCTGGGGACGGCGATGATCGGCGTCGCGGGTCCGGCCGGCCTGTTCATCGCTGCGCTGTCCCTGTTGATCCCCGCCATCATGCAGGGCGGGCAGGTTTCCGAGTTCTACGCCAAGGCGCAGGGCGCGGTCAGTGCTGCGCAATGGGCCAACGCGGACCAGCGCAAGCGCGATCTGGACGGTGCTTATGCGGATAAGCGGGCTGGCGTGATGCGCCAGACCGAAGGCCCGGCCGAAAGCTTCATACGATCACTCAATGTGAGTGAGCTTGTCCAACTCCCCGACTGGCCGGCGCCGAATGGCGCCACGCCGGGTCTGATTGACTTTGGCGGCTTTCTTGTCCCGTTGCTGGGCGGGCGCGTGCAGCGCCTGGATCGCATGGGCAATCGCCACCGGATCGCGATCACGATCCCTCCGCTGGGATATGGCGACGAGGGCCGCATATGGATCCAGCGGCTCAAGCGTGGAAAGACCGCGGGCGTCCGGATGGAATATCCGCTGCTGGACTTCGAACCCGGCCCCTGTGGGAAGCCGGTGGCGGACGGCGCGGACCAGGGCGGGCGTCTGCTGAAGCTGCGCGGCCTGCGGCGCGGCTATGCGGTTCGTGAAGGCCAGCCCTTCTCGTTGGTCCAGCCTGAGGGCCGCTACCTTATTCGGCGGACCTTCCCGTGGCAGCGGATGCCAGCGGGCGAGCGACGGTGCAGGTCACACCTATGCTGCGCGCGCCGAGCATAGATGCGGGTGTGGTCGAGATGGCGCGGCCAATGATCGAAGGGTTCATCCGCGGGGACGAGCTGAGCTGGGAGCTTGATGTCGCTCACAATGTCGGACTGCAATTCGAGGTCGAGGAGTTCGCATGACACCGACTATGCAAGCCGCCCTCTCGGGCCGCAGGGCGATGATCGTCGGGCTGATCGACATCGATCTGCCAGGCTACCACCTCTCGATCTGCGACGGCGGCTGGGTCGATCATGGCGGGCGGCGTTACCTGTCGCGGGATGCCCGCTTCGGCACCGTGCAGTCGGTGGAGGACTTCACCGACGGCGTAGGCGACGAGGCACCCGCTGGTCAGCTGACCTTCCTGCCCGCCTCGACCTCCGCTGCGGTTCAGTTGTCGTCGCCAGCCTATCAGGGTTCTGCGTTGAACTTCGCGTGGGCGGTGGTCGATGAGATGACCGGCAAAATCATCGCCGAGCCAGACCTGATCTTCGACGGCGAACTGGACACGACCACGCTGAACGAAGAGCGGGCGGCCGCACGCTCGACATGGGTTTCGTGTCGTCCTCCGAGCGCTTCTTCGAAGACAATGAGGGCGCGCGGCTGTCCGATGGCTTCCACCAGGAAGTCTGGCCGGGCGATCTGGGCATGGCGAACGCAACCGGCATCGGCAAGCGTGACTATTGGGGTGCCGACAAGGCGCCGAGCGGCCTGGGCTGATCCATGATCCTAGAAAAACGCCGGAAGGCGACCGAGGCGACGATCGCGCGCTTTTCGGGCCGCGCGTTCGCATGGGGCAAGAACGATTGCGCTCGGCTGGCATACCGGCAGATGCGCGAGATGGGGCACCGGCCCAAGGCGCTGCCGCGCTACCAAAGCGCGATCGGCGCGCGCACGGCGCTGTCGAAGCTTGGCCACGCGGACCTGGTCGGCGCGCTCGACGCGATGCTGCCGCGCGTGGTCCCGGCCATGGCTTGGCTGGGCGACCTGGTCGCTTTGAAGGGTGACGTGTTCGAAGCGATCGGGGTCGTGGTCGGCAATGGCCGCGTGGTGTGCTGGGCGGAGGGTGCGGAAGTGCCGGTGATCTTCCAGCCAACCGAGTATCTGGGGGCGTGGCGACTGTGAGCAAGGCGCTGACGACGTTCGGCACGATCATCGCTGCCGCGGGGCTGGTGATGACCGGCATCGGTGCCGTCGCGCTTCCAGGCTTGGCCGGCGCCGTCTCTGTGTTCGGCGTCTCGGCCGGCACGCTGACGGCGATCGGCAGCGGGCTGGCGGCGGTCGGCTCAATGACCGCCAGCAAGCCGAGCACCACCTATGCCGGCGATCAGACCGAGTGGTCGCTCGATCCCACTTCGCCCATCCCGTACCATATCGGCCGCACCTACAATGCCGGGGTGGTGCGGCATGTCGACGCCTATGGCTCCAAGCGGGCCTATCGCTCGCTGGTAATGGTCTATTCCGGCGCGGGGCCGGTCCAGGGCACCGAGGCATGGTTTGCCGATGACAAGGCCGTGCCGTTCGCCGGGGGTGCCGCGCAGGGCTATTATTCCGGGTGGATGTGGCTGGATGCGCAGGCCGGCCAGACACCCGAGGCGCGGGCGCTCACCCCGCCCGTTGCCGGGTTCCCCAATTGGGGTCCGGCGCACAAGCTGTCGGGTTATGACGCCGCGCTGCTGACGCTGAAGTGGGACAAGAAGGGCAAGGTCTTTAGCGCCGGCACGCCCAAGTTCGGCAAGGTTGGCGATGGCGTTCGCGTTTATGATGCGCGGCAGGACAGCACCTGGCCCGGCGGGGACGGCCCATGCCGCTTCGGTGACGAAAGCACCTACGTCGGCGGGTCAGCGGCGCGCAATCCGTGGTGCCACGCGCTCACCTACGCGATGGGGCGTTTCCATAATGGCAAGCGGGTGGTCGGGGTCGGCAAGCCGAAGAACGGCATCGACATCGCCGCCTTCGTCGCCGCGGCGAATGTCGCGGACGCGAATGGCTGGACGATCGGCGGCGTCACTTTCGACGATGGCGAAGGTGCCAAGTGGAACAACCTCAAGCTGATGTGCCAGGCGGGCGGCGGCGAGCCGATCCATGTCGGTGGGAAGTTGTCCTGCAAGGTCTCCGCGCCACGCGTATCCGTGGGGCGGATCGGGCCGGACGACCTTGCCGAAGGGCGGATCAGCATCCCGGCCATGCTGTCGCGCCGAAGCCGCATCAACGGGGTCGTGCCGAAGTACCGTTCCGAAGGGCACAAATGGGAGATGATCTCGGGCAGCGTGGTGCGGATCGGCGCCTATGTGGCCGAGGATCGCGGACAGCGTACCAAGGAAATCGAATACAGGCTGGTGCAATGCTTCGCCGGCCAGGAGGCCAAACAGGCGGCCCAGCTGGCGGCCTATGACGTGGTCAATGCCCGCGAGTTCGGGCCGATCGTCATCCCGTGCAAGCCGCGCATGTGGGGGTTCAAGCCCGGCGATGCGGTGACGATCGACCTGCCCGCGCAGGGTCTGAACGGCCAGCTGGCGGTGATCCTCAACCGCAAGCTGAACGTGGCGACGGGGGCGGTGGAACTGACGCTTGCCAGCGAAACCACCGCGAAGCACCCGCTGGCGCTGGGCGCAACTACGGTGGCACCGCCTACGCCTGCGCTGAGTGATCCCGAAGTGATCGACGCGGCCGCGGCCGATGACACCGACACGGCGGCGATCGTCGTGTTGCAGCAGGGCGTGGAGGGCCAGGGGGCGGCTCTCCAGCAGCAGGCGGCTGTGATTGCGCAGCAGGCTGCGACCCTCGCCGGCGCTGAAAGCCGGATACTCGAACTGAAAAACCGCCTCGACGCGATGCAAGCGGCATAGCGCGCAACCTTACTGGAGACCCTAATGGCCGACACTGCTGCCAACGTCGCACTTGCCGTGCGGCGCTACGAAGTTGCGCGTTTCACGATCGCCGTGACCGGCATCGATCTGACCGGCGTGCCGATGAACATGCAGGTGCGGCCAGAGCGCGGCACCCCAGGGCCGCCGTTCATCCAACTCGGTACGGTCGCGACCGCTTCCGCCGAGGGCCTGAAGCTCGACAGCGTCACCGTCGTCGATGGCGTGCCTACAAGCATCATCAAGGGCCGCATCAACCAAACGACCATGTCGGACGATGACAAGGTTCCGTACTCGGGTGAGATGGGCTCCGACACGGTGATGGCGTACGCCATGCAGTGGACGCTGGGCGGTGACGCGCGGACGCGGATCGAGGGCGAGTTCACCGTTCGCGACAGCGCCTATGGCTCGGACAACGCGCCGCTGAGCCGTCCGCCGAGCTATTGCGGAGGCAGCGCGCGCCGCACGGGGGCGAGCAGCGGCTCGCTGACGTTTGGTGACCAGGTGGTGCGGGTGAGCATCGCCGATATTGATCTCGCGGCTCCTGCAATTGCAGAGGCCACGCGGGCCGCGGCAGAAGCGGTGGCGGCGGCCGAGGCCGCCACCCGCGGCTTTCCCGCCCTCAGCGCCTCGCTCGGCTACGACCTGTCCGCCACCTCGACGCAGACCTATGGCTCGACCGCAGGGGACACGGGCTCCTATGCGTCCGGCTTCACGGTTGGCATCATTCATGCGATCCGCGAGCCTGCGCTGCTCGATAGCATCCAGCTCCGGCTCAGCGCGGCCGGCACCGGCAAGGTGCAGATCGTCGGCGCGGACAACGTGATCCGTGATGAGTATGCCGTGGACGCTCCCGCGGCCGGTCTGAACACGATCAACCTACTCGCCGCGTCGATACAGCTGCGCCCCGGCGACAAGCTGTTCTACAGGCGCCAGGCCGGCGGGTTCGTCCGCTACGGCACCGGGGGCGGCACCAATGCCGCCTATCCCGACGCGGCGCTCGGCGCGACGGTGACCATCACGAACGCGCAGACCAGCTCGTCCGCCATGGCGATCGTAGTGCGCAGCGTTTCGGGCAGCGCGGCGCGACGGGTGGCGAAGCTGGAGGCGCAGGTTGATCGGCTGACGTTCGGGCGCCCGGCACTGCGGCAGGTGGCGACGCGGTGCTTCGTCCCCAACCAGTTTTCCAGCAGCAAGAGCGGCAACGGGGAGTCGATCCACTACAATCGCTCGGGCACCACGCTGCGCGCGCTGGCGGTGGTGTTCGCCAACTGGATCATCTCGACGCCTGTCAGCAACGCGGGTGCGCAGAACGGCACAAAGCACGCGAACCCCGGCGCGGTGACCTATACCGCCTCGATCGAATATCCGATCGGCAGCGGCATCCGGACGCTATTGACCTGGGATGGCGGCGCGGTCTCCAAGGTGGCGGCGGGCGGCGCGACCATCACTTCCGACCATGTGCCCCTGCTGCGTGCCATTCCCGAAGGCGACGCGTTCAAGGTCATCAATCACCAGGAGGCTCAGAGCGGCATCGTCTACACCGCAGTGACCGGCACAACGCTCAAGATGACGGGCGACTTCCAGTTTGGCGCGGCGAGTGCGAACGGCACCAACGACGTGACGCCTGGCGGCATCATGACCGGCGGCAGCGCGGCTGGCTTCTGCCCGCCCCTCGCCATCCTGGGGACCGGCGTGAACAAGGCCGCGCTGCTGATCGGCGATAGCCTCGTGCTCGGACAGACCGACGTGGCGGACCCGGCGGTGGGCAACAGCGGCATCTTCGCGCGCAGGATCGGGCAGACGCGCCCGTACATCGATGCGGGCGTCTCGGGTGATCGAGCGCAGTGGTTCCTCGCCAATGGCGCTGACCGGGCGGCGCTCGCGGCCTTCTGCGATACGGTCTACTGCGACTACGGCAACAACGACCTCTACAGCGGTGGTCGCACGGCCGAGCAGCTGGAGACGGACCTCGCCGCGGTGCGCGCGCTCTTCCCGACGCTGCCGTTCCTCCAGTCCACCATCACGATGCGGACGGGCGGCAGCTGGGGCAGCGCCGGTGCGCAGACTGTGGATGACAAGGAGCCGGTGCGCGACGCGGTTAACACGTCGATCGCAGCCGCATCCGGCGGGATCACCACCCCGATCGACGTGGCCGGCTTCTTTGAGGACCCGGCAGCGAACGGCAAGTGGCGCAGCGATGGGCAGGCGTGGACGTCCGACGGCATCCACCCGAACGCCCATGGCTATGCACAGCTTCAGGCGGCGGGCGTCGTGCCGGTGACGGTGCTTGCCTGACGGTCCAACCTCATGCGGCACCGTTATGCCGCCGGCTTACCTCCCGGCGGCAACTTCGTCGTACCCAGCCCTGCCTACCGATCTTACTGAAGGCTCTAATGCGTTCCGCCGTGGACGTGGTGAACTTCGATTTCGCTTTCTCCGAGAGCTTTCGCTTTCTTCCATAGCGTGGCGGTCAGCATTAGGAGTTCGCGAACTCTCTCACGGCCGAGCTGATTTTCCGAACCGGCAATCAGTTTCGTGATGGCAAAACACACCGACTGAATCGAAGCGTCCGGGCAATCGGTGGATATCGCGTCGATCAGGCCCAGAAGCTCTTCCGGAGTGCCTGCATCGCCGGGCATTATTTTGCCGTCGGCTTCAGGAATACGCCGTCACACTGGAGGAGATCCTGCGCGTTGATGCGGCGTCGAAATCCGGGCGTGATGTCGGCTAACTTGAAGCCTAGTGCCGTGATCTTTTCGTAAACCTCGATAAACAGCGGCTGGCCTTCATAGAGGGAGACGAATGACATCTCCGTCTTGATGCCGACTATGCGATCAAGCGCGCCAGACGCGCCCTCGAGCACATCCATTTCGGTCCCCTGAGTATCAATCTTCAAGAGAACGTCGCCCTCTGGCACCAGGGCATCCAACATCGCATCGAGGCGATCCAGTGCCACTTTGATTTTCCGCACCTCTACGCTTTGCGGGGCAGCGGCTAGATGCAAGTCGCCCATTGGCAGAAGCGAACTGCTGATGCTGTTACCGGCTACGTGAAATTCGGCAGTGCCGGAGCGGTTGCTAAGTGCAACTGCCGGCGCGACGATCCATCGAGGGTTGCCTGCGGCGTTCTTGGCCAGAGTTTTGTGCTCGTCTGGCATGGGCTCAAACGATATGATCGTGCCGGTATAGCCGGCGGCAAACAGCTTGGTGGCGAATTGCCCCTCATTGGCGCCGACATCGAGCACGAACCTGATATTACGACGCTCTAGAAAGCCGGTCAGCTCGTCGAACTCCGGCGGATAAGGTCGATACTTCACGATCTTCAGTCCGAGTCCGTTGGTAACCCGGTGGAAGGATGTCTTTAGCGATTTGCGAACGCTCATTGCCTACCGAGCTCCCTTGTGGCTTGCACCTTGTAACCGCCGCCGATGTAGCCGCAAGGCGCGAACTGACCGAGTAGCGCGGGTCCGTAGCCGCCTCAGGATGCCCTTTGCGCTACCGGCCTCTACCAGATCAGCGGCGACGACAGCCTGCTGCTCCAGCGCCGTTCGCGTCCATGACATACGCAGCGCGACCTCTTGGGAACGGGGCAATGGACTAATGATGGGCGACAGGTCCGCGGCCGCAAGCTTTGCATCGAACGCGCGGCCGCCATCGCCATCGGAGTAAACGTTGCCTAGGCCGTTCTTGCTTAGGAACGTGGCGAAGGTCTCGAAGCGCTGGCGGTGACCACTAACCATGCGAGAATAATCAGCGCTCTCGTAAGCGAAACGAGGATCGCAGTCCGGCACAACGTCGGTCACCTTGAAATGCGGAATATCAAAATACTCGGCAATCTCCAGGGTCCTTGAATCGGTGGCCACGAGCCGAGCGGCTGTTCCAGCCAGCAACCCGGCGATGCCTCCATGCAATCGGGTGCCGAAGACAAACTGACGGTCCCGTAGATAGTCCATCCAAGCGCGCGGATCGACAACGGCCTTGACGCCGCCGGCATCGTAGATTTTGGCGAAAGCCTCTGCTGGAATGGCTGCATGCTCCCCGTGGTCGCGGGGGGTGCCGAACAGCAGGTCATGAAGGCTGCGATCTTCCTGGGATATGTAGCCGATGTCGTCGTATTTGGCGACTGCATGCCCGATCACCTGGCCCATGACGTCCAGGCGAGCCGCGAATTTTGACTGATGGCTTGGGGAGGTGACGTTCATTGCAAGCTTGGTTGATCGGTCGAATGAAGAAATTGGGCGCGGAGAAGCGAGGGTGGGGCCGTCCATGAACATCGAAGGACAGCCGATCACGTCGACTGCATTGAAGCCAAGGCTTGTGAGGTAATCGCCTGTGCAGTGTCCTCGCACCCCGATCGTAGCCGACTTGTCCAGAACCGCGCCTACAAAGCGTTTGACCGACGCGTCGATCGGACGAAGGTTATCGAAATTATAGAGCAAGTCGGTCTGGCATCCGACACCGACAACCACGACCGGCACTTTCAACTTGCGGATCGTGGTCGCCATCGCATCTAGCCGGTCGCCAAACTCGAGACGAAATTGATTGGCCAGCGGCAGGACCAGCATGTCGCAACTGTCATTGATCCTCGGAGCGTCTCCGGGCCTTAGGCCGAAGCCATTCGCGCGAAGGTCGTTCTGAGGCAGCGAGAGCGCTTTGAAGACGGATTGAGAGAATAGCATATTGCCGACGTTCGTGCCGGTCACGACCGTCCTGAGCGACGTGAAAGGGTCCATCGGCTCATAGGGAAGTTTGCCCGCTCTGATCAATATTCGCGGCACCTATCGCAACTCCCCGGCCAAAGTGTGCCCCTTAGGGGCGCGTGCCTCGCCGGGTCAACAAGGTCTGGTCGACGTGGGCGGCCTGTGACCGCTGTATTTAAACGAAGGAGACTGAAGATGGCACCTGAAAGCGAACGCCGCGAGCGACGTTGCCAAGGCGCTCCACATGGGTGCGCTGATTGCGATGCCCATACCGCGCCTTTGCGAACATGAGCGCTTGACGTGACCACGCCCCCCCCCGCCGCGCTGGCTGGACTATCTGCCGGCGATCTCGCTCGCGGTGGTGACTATACTTCGTCGCATCTCCGATCTCGCTAGCCACTGAACGCACTAGCGCGCGCGAGCCTTTTACAGGAACAGTTTCGTGAGGCCCTTCGTCAGCCTTTTTGTTTTCCGGCGGCAACTCCGCCGCACCGCCGTTACCCCCTTCACCTGCTAATCGGTGCGGTCGCCCCGACCGTCATCCGTAAGCCTGATCGATCTGCTTCGATCGTGCCCTCTTCGGCGGCGGTGTTGGTGGGATGGGTGCCCGCGCCGATCGAGCCAGACGAAGAGCAGGGCAACGCAGGCAAACGTCGCCAGCAGGATGATGTACATGGTAATCGATCGCATCTTCTTCCGTTCTCCCCGGCCCGTAGCCGGTGGACGCTTCGAAGCGTCGACCATCCGTTGCCAGTCGGGGTAATCCGCAGATCCTGCGGATGATCCCTGCATACCTCCATAAACTTGCAGCATCCCTTCGTTGAGGAAGCCACTTCGCTGCCCAACGGCAGCTGCGCGGCGCCGGTGCGGTCAGATCAGCAGGTACGTCGCCGACCACACCGCGCACATGAGTAGCATGGCCAGGGCGATGCCGCTGCCGTGTGGGACCGGCGAGTCATTCTCGTCTTCGAGAGTTGGGGTGATGACTGTCTGCATGAGCCGTCTCCTTCGAACGGCCACTGAATAGCGCTGCCATCTTTCGGCTTCATTGCGTCAGCGGGACGGTTTCATGACAAACGGCAGCTTCGCGTCTCAAGCTCATCCTCATGTCCACTGGAGTACCACATGACCAACAGCAGCTTCGCGGCCCAGGCGGCCGCGGGACGCGGTGACGCGTGACGGCGCCAGCACCGCCCCGCCAACGCTGGCTGGACTATCTGCCGGCGATCTCGCTTGCCGTCGTGCTGTTCGGCGGCGCGCAGGCGGGAGGTGGGTATCTTTCCCAGTTGAAGGACAACACGCGCCGCATCGAGCAGCTGGAGAAGGATGGGCGCGAGAAAGAGGCACTCCGAACGGAGATGCTCCAAAAGCTCGACCTGCGGCTGGCGCGTATCGAGGTAAAGCTGGAGATGATGGTGCCTGCCAAGGACAAGGCGCCATGACAGCGGACGGTGGAATGGTGCTGATGGTTATCGGCTCCATCGGCCTTCTCTGGTCGGCCCTGGAGCCCGTTCTTACTTACCGTCGCTGGTTGCGTGTCATCATCGACTTGTTCAAGCCGGCGTTGCGCGGCGCTTTCCCGCCGCCGCCAATTGCCTTTGACCTTGAGCGTCTGGTGGCCGCGGCGGACTCCGCCTTGAAGAGCGACGAACTCACCCGACAACGTCGCCGCTGGCTGCGCCGACGCCACTGAACCGCACGCGGCCGGTAGCCGCGAACCAAAGGAGACATCGGTGAAACTGATCGACGGCTGGCGCCAAGCCTGGCGCCTGTGGTCCGTGCGCGTGTCCGCGCTCGGCACCCTTTTGATGGGGCTCGCGACGCTCGCGCCCGACGCCCTCACGCAGGTGTGGAACATGCTGCCCTACGATCTGAAGGCGATGCTGCCGGCGCCTGTCGGGCAGGCCGTGCCATTCGTGCTGTTCGGCCTGGCGCTGATCGCGCGCCTGGTGCCGCAGCCCAAGGCGGCGGCCAAGATGCAGGAGGCCGCCGATGGCACCGCGCAGTAAGCCGGTCGGCAAAAAGACGCTGGCGGGCGTGATCGGATCGGTCGCAGCGGCCGCCGCGCTGTTCGTGCTGGTGCCGAAGGAAGAGAGCGGCCGGACGGTGACAGCCACGGTCAACGCCGACCAGTCCGTCACGGTCCAGCATGTCGCGGGCAAGCAGTATCTGAAGGCCTATCTCGACATCGTGCGCGTGCCGACCGCGTGCGACGGGATCACTAAGGGCGTGCGGATGGGGCAGACCTTCACCCCGGCGCAGTGCAACCAGATGCTGGAAGAGGAACTGATCGCGCACGCCGAGCCGATCATCCGCTGCATTCCCAAGCTGCACGGACGCACCAACCAGGTGATCGCGGCGGTGTCGCTCTCCTACAACATCGGCACCGCAGGGTTCTGTAAGTCCAGCATCGCCAAGCTCTGGAACGCGGGGCAGTGGCGGGCCGGGTGCGAGCGCTTCGCGCTGTTCAGGATGGCAGGCGGGCGCGTGGTGCAGGGGCTGGTCAACCGCCGCGCACGCGAACGTGCGATCTGCTTGACGGGGCTTCCAGCATGACTCGCACCCGCATCATCATCGGCGGGATCGTCGTGCTGGCGATCGTCGCCGCGATCTTCGCGATCCGGCACAGCGGCGAAAAGGCCGGTGAAGCCAAGGTGACCACCAAGATCGAGCGGCAGCATGCCGAACTGGTTGGCGAGGCGCGGGCCGACGAACGCCAGGCCGCTGCCGTCGCGGACTCGATCAGCCGGCGCGTCGACCGCGCCGACACCCTTTCCACCGCTGCCGTTCAGGCCACCATCAAGGATCTTCGCGATGCTCTCGACGCCGTCCCGCCTGCGCCTGCTGGCGCTCCTGTCCCTGCCGCTCCTGTCGAGAGCCGTCTGCGATCCGCATTCCGATTCCTCGACAATCGAAGAAGCGGTGCTCGTCTGGATGGCCTGCTGGTAGGACGCAAAGACCGCCCTCTTCGGCTGGCGCTTTGCAAGCGCCGATTTCGACGATGAAATGGGGGTCTGGCTTTCGAAGCATCGTGCCCCATACCTGATGCAAGTCGAACGGGTAACGGGGATCAGGCCCGTATAAGAGATAGGTCCTTGAGTTAAAGGTTGGACTCTTCGTGCTGCGCAATTGCGGCTTAAGCCAGCCTGTCTGGAGTGTACTTCCGCGCTTGCGGCACTAGATGTGGCGCGCTGTATGCGGTGCGGCAGGCCGAGCTGGCGGACGTTGGTCATCGGGAACTTGGCCTGGCCGCCCAGCACGTCCCAACTCATCACGTCGAGCCCGCAGCCGCGTTCGTCCTGGCGCACCACCCATGCCCGGCTGCGCGGCGCCAGCTCCACGGGATTGAAGCGGTTGTCCATCGGCCTGTCTGCCTTCCAGTCGGACTCGAAGTGCGCGAAGATGGTGGGCGCCTCTTTGATGTTGCGGGCTCGGTTGCACATGCTGTCCTCAGTCCACCGGCAGTGGCGCGTGGTCGGGTTCGTCATGGTGCACCACATCGCCTAGCCGCCGCAGATCAAGTGCCTGACCACATTCGAGACAGACTGCGAAGTGATCGGCCTCGCCAGGGACGACGTCGTCGCTGCTAGCTGTCAGCTGGTTCAGCCGCTTGCGATCGTCAGAGGAAATAGGGGTGTTCATGCCGCACAAGCTCCACGGCCTTCTAGATCGCGTCAAGATCACGCTTGCGGCCGCGTGGGTGAGCCCGCCAGTTGCAGCGAACATTGAAGTGGGTGGGTAGCTGCTCGACTTCGCCGATCGCGCGATTGATCGCGGGTATTGCCGGCTGCGCCTTCCAGCAGTTCGGCGAGCGGTCCTGCATCTGTGAGGGTGTCGGGATCATGTGGGCTCGACTCCTTTCGAGCGGGTCGCGTTTCGATACCTGATGCAAATAAAGCGGGTAATGGAATTTGGTTACCATCGGACGTATTTGCGACGCGCCGCGGAACCACTACGCTAGGGAACAAACGAATCGGGGGTCAGAGTTGCACGACATTCTAAACGAATTATCGCAGCTGGTAGAACTGGAGTTTGGCGTAGCTTCGGTTTTGCTCGCCCTTTCAATACCGGACGCTGCTGGAGCAATCGATTACCCAGATCTCAAGAATGGGCCTCGCTACGTAAAGTGGTTTGACACGTGGGTCGAAGAGCTGAATCTACCGGACGGCTTTGTTCTTGATGGAAAGGTAGCTTGGGCAATAAGGAATGCGCTCGTTCACGCATCGCGTTTGGATGAGGAGCGATTGGGCTTCAAGCAGGTAACGTTTCTACATCCCAAATCGCCAGTGCAGTATAATGTGGTCATTTCCGACAATGGTGACGGAATTAGCCTCTCTATCGGAGCGCGATGGTTCTGCGAAAAGGTTCATGCTGCAACCGCGAGCTGGCTCGCCGAGGTGCACGAAGATCCGACGAAATCGGAGGGCCTTGCTTCTTTGTTGAGTCTCGGAATGAGGTCTCCAAACTTTGTTGTGGGACTTCCACAGATTGGCTCGTTCCCCAGTTGGCCGCCCCCTCTCACGGGATAATGGGGCATGGCGGGCGGATTTTGAGATCGACCATATCGACCGGCTTGTTCTTCGCCTCATCGACCGAAAATTGGTCCAGCCGTCGTCCGCGATGCAGATAGCCATGGCGCGTATGAGGTGGGTCAATCCGGGGCTTTGGGCATATGTCGGCTTCGAAAGTGAAGCGTAAGCTGCTTCGGGAATAGTTCGGGACACCTAGCGCCGATCAGTTCCGTTTGTATCCGCTCCGTTCCGCAAAGGCCGTATTGACGACGCCGCAAAATGGCGTAAATCCGCGGCTTCCACGCGAGTGGGCGCTTAGCTCAGTTGGTAGAGCATCTCGTTTACACCGAGAGAAATCAGCCCCGTTCCGGGCGCTGCGCCCCTTCAGCACGACAGAACATAGCACGAACGAGTGCTGTACATGATGGCATTTGCTGTCCATCTGCGGGCCACTTTTTGCGGCAGTGCTGACCTACGTGGAAGGCCAACGGCCTCATAAACCAGCGCATCCGCTCTATCTTTTTTCGGTTGCCCGTCCGTTCTCTTGCCTTTCGAGCAGGCGAGGATTGACCATGCGTCGCAACGGGTTCGACTTAGACACGGCAAAGTATCGGCACAGTTACCCGGGAATTAACACTTGTGTCCCTCTGCTCTTTCGCACAGCTTGTGGTGGTCGCACTGAGTGGCAACCTCTAGCGCTGGTTCTCAGGACGACGAAAAAGCAAAGGCCCGGCAGTCCTGCCAGACGACCGGGCCTCGCATACTGAAGCCTGGGATGGCTTGGCAGTCGCTCACAACCGTTAGGTGCGATCATCTGACGAGACGGTCAAGCCCTTCCACAACATGCAACGGAAGGTTTGAGACGAATGACATTTAATAGCTCACCTGTAGGGGAGCAGCAGCTCGCCCTCGTGCCGCACACTTACCAAGGTTCGCTGATCCAGCAGCGGGCTGCGGACGGCTACATCAACGCCACGGCTATGTGCAAAGCTGCCGGAAAACTCTGGGCCGACTATAACCGGCTCGCAGCAACCCAAGCGTTCTTGGCGGCACTGTCGAGCGATATGGGGATCCCCATATCGGAAATAGTGCAGTCCATTCGGGGCGGCGATACCGCGCTGCAGGGAACTTGGGTGAACCCTCAAGTGGCCGTGCATTTGGCGCAGTGGCTTTCCCCCGAGTTCGCAGTGAAAGTTAGCCAATGGATCGTTGAGTGGATGTCGGGCAAGCGCCCGTCAGATCGGGTGTGGCGCCAGTTCGAAGACCGCGTGTCACTCGTGTACGACAACGTGCCTGTGGGCTACTTCTGCGTTTTCCAGCAAATCGCCGATTTGTTCGCGTCGATGATCAGCAACGGCGCTGACTTCGGCACAAAGATGATCTTAGATGGAAGCGTCGGCTGCTGCTGGGGCCCACATTGGACGAAGACGAATCTGGAAGCGCAGTTCGGCCCCCGAATGAAGTTCGACCACCACTATCCAAGCTACTTCCCGCAGGCTTGGTCGAACCCGCAGGACGCGTGGTGCTATCCGGAAGACGCGCTTCCCACGTTCAGACGCTGGCTGCGCGATTTCTACATCCCTCAGAAGATGCCGGCGTACCTAAAGAACATGGTCAGCCAGAAGAAGCTGGCAGCTCCGATCGCTAACAACACGCTGGCGGCTCTCGCAGCCCGCGAGGCTGGGCGCGCTCTTGCCCGTCCCGGCAAGTAAGGAGTTCGATGATGCCGAAGAAGCAGACCACTCCGTCCGTATCGTCGCTCGCATCGCGGGTGCTTAGTGGGTCCAAAAAGGCGACCGCTGCCGAGACTAAGAGGCTCGCCGCATCAGTTCTGTCGCAGGACGAAAAGCGAGGAAATCGAAAGTAGCTGCGCAAGGGAGCCGGGTTGCGCTTTGGCTGCAACCCGGCTGGCAAAACGTTGTCTTCGGAGGGAAGAGTATAGCGCTGGAAACGGCGGAACCATGCTAACCGCATATTAAATGCACGAGAACGCGCAGAGAACAAACCGGGAATATGGGCAAGTTGCACCGGAGTTGCACCGGAGCGATTGGGAGCGCGTCCGCGCGCGGCTGGAGCAGTCCGAGTCCGACAGCGGCATCTTCGACGCGCTGTACGACGCAGAGCGCGTCTGGTTGCGCCAATGAGGATCATGCTCGCGGACCGGCGGTAGGCGATCTGATGACGCCCGGCCGGGAGTTCGCAGCTCCCGCCTTCACTTCGGCAGCGCGCGGTGCTCGCGCAGATCGGTTGCCTCAGACCGGCTGCCAGGCTTAGGCTGCCACAGGGGAGAGAGTATGGCTGAACACGTCGATCGCGAAGAATGGGGAGCTCTTCGGTTGCTCAACCGCGAGTGCGGCCTAGCGCCTGACCCCGTCATGGTTGATCACCTGCAAAGCCGCGGTCTCGTCAATACACGACTAGAGGTGACGGAAGCAGGGCGTGCATCCTTGGACGAATACGCAGGCGCTTACCCGGAGCGGCCGATGCGACGAAAGTTCTTCGGGAGAGGGTTCTGATGACGCCTATCGCCCGCGCCGTCGCAGCCCTCATCGGGGACCTGCATAGGCAGGAGGAGGCGTCCGGTTGTGTTGCAGAGGACAACGGCTCGTTGGCTCAGGTCGATGGCAGCTTCAAGGTTGAGCCTCTCGTGCGCGCAGTCATACTGGCAATGCGCGAGCCAAGCGCCATAATGTCCGAGGCTGGCGGCTTACAGCCCGGGTTAGAGGGTCATCACGTGACGCCACAAATCGCCACATGGATCTGGGAGCGGATGGTGGACGTTTTGCTGGCTGAGCCGGCTGCAGCGAAAGGCTTGGGCGATTGGATCGACGGCGGCGATCAGAACGGATGAAGCCGGAGCAAGAGCGCTTGGCCGAAGCGATCGCTGTCGAGCGCGTGCATGGCGACCACGCGAACGAACACGTCAATGAACGCGTGAATGCGCTCGCTGAGGCCGGCGACATGGCCGGGATGAAGCGCTGGACGGAGATTGGCGAATGGCTCGAGCGGCTCCGTCGCCCGGGCGGGCCAGCGAACTAGCACGCGACCAGGTGGGAATCACCGCTAGAGCCCGTTCTCTGCCGTACATCGCTAAAGAGTTGGGCCGCTCAAGCATGTTGCAGGTCCATTGCGTGTTCGAGCTACACGATGATTTCTAGCGCATCCGTGAACGGCACCGTGGCAACAGGCACGCCGACGTCATTGATGATCTCTATTCGACAATCGAGGCAGAGACGGCCGGACTTGACTTCGTCGGCCATCACTGCCCGGGCGGCGAGGATGGCCTCCGCTAAGGCTGCCTCGGAACCCGAAAGGGTGTGGCCCTCCTCATCGAGTGTGCATGTGTTTCGCTCGTACAGATGAAAGTAGAAGCGATGCATCGAGCTAGAGCGCAGCGCCACTCCACCCGTTGCAGATATTATCATAAGTTACGAGGATTCTACCCGCTCCGCCACCTGAGAACAGCCAGCTCGAACGCTACTCCCTTTGTCACGCTGCCGCCACGTGGAGATAAGCAGGGTCGAAGTCGGCGACCTGCTGCATGCGTTGCCAGTCGACAATCCGGAAGTGGCGCACTTTGCGCTCAATCACCCCGTCCTGCTCCATTACTTGGAGCGTCCTATTGACGTGGACAGAGGTGAGGCCGGTTGCGTCGGCAATGTCATGTTGTGTCATCGGCAGCTCAAACTGCTGCGGGCTGCCCAGCCCGGCTGCTTCCATCCGCGTTACGAACTCGCATAACATGTGGGCGATCCGCGTCTTGGAGTCTCGCCGGCCCACATTCAGCACCCACTCTCGAAAGATCGATCCATCGATCAATGTGTCACGCCACAACGCGTGGTTGATACTGGAGTGCGCGGTGAGAACCTCGCGAATTGCTCCCGCCGGGACCCAGGCTACGGAAGCATCGGTAATAGCCATCGCGCTGTGATCCGCCCGTTCGAGCAGCAGATGCTGTGCGTCCAGTACGTCACCAGCCATGTGGAAGGACACGATCTGCCGTTCACCCTCACTAGTGACCTTATAGCGGCACGTAAAACCGCGGAGCAGCACGCAACAGTCCGTCGGGCGGTCGCCTTCACGCACCAGGATATGCTTTTTGAGAACGCGGGCGACCCTGAAGGGCAGGGCGCGTACCGCCGCTGTGGCAGCTTCATCAAGGTCAGCCAACCTGCCCAGCTTTCCGATCAACAGCTCTAAAGGATTGACTTGATTTGCCAGCATTGAGCCCCCCCCTCCAGATATGCCTCAGCAGCAGAGCGCGAGCCGGCACGGACAATTAATATATGTTATTTTCTCTTCGGGGGGGTAGTGCTTTTGGTCTTAGTAAGGCAATGATCTATGTTGCAAAACGCCTGTTCTGCCGCATCGTAATCCGATTAATTTGCGGATCCACCAGCCGGGAATTCGTCGTAATCCCGCCCAACGTGGAACGCACCATGTCCGAAGCCAAACTCCGTGAGCTGCTCCGCCGTGCTGATGAAGCTAAGACGAAAGCTGAGGCGACGTTGGAGCGCACACGACAGCGTTTGAAGGAGGCCGCAGAACGGTCAAGGGGTGGCGCCGGAAGGCTTCGTTCTTGAGGCTCGAGCAATACCTGGAGCATAGGGGGTCGGGAGTCGCCTAACCGCTCATTGCCCCGACGATGGTGCTAGCATAGCGGCAACGGCGGTTTTGCTCTCCGCGTGGGCCTGCCGTCGACCAACGCCTTCTGCTCGCTCGGCCATACGCTCCCAATTCTCAGCCGCGTGAATGCAACGAGCGCGAACATTCACCAGTGTTGCGGCTTCGGCGGCGGCGCGCTGCTCACGCGCTCGATCACGACAAAATTCAGGACTATCAGCCATTCACCCCTCCAACGGTTGGGCGAACGCGTTTCGCATGAAAACGTTGCGGGCATCGCGTAGAGAAGTCGCCGAAGGGGCGAGTGGAGAGACTCGATGACTAACGAAGCGGCAGGGACAGATCCAGCAACCGGCATCGTCGTCAACTATGAGGCGTACCTCGCACCCAGACTGCCGGCGATGGCAGATGACGAGTTGAAGGCAGCGCTGAACGACTTCATCGAGCATGGGCCGCGGGAGGCTGTGCGCGCCGTCAGCGCGGAGATGAATCGCCGGGGGTTGGGCTGAGATGTGCAACCGAGCCCGCAACATCAAGGAAGCCCCAACGCTACGCACCGCGTTCGGCGCCGAATGGCTGGCCGACCGGCCAATGGACAATCGCTTCAATCCGGTCGAGCTTACACCCAAGAGCCGGGCGTGGGTGGTCCGCCAGGACGAGCGCGGGCGCGGCATCGACGTGATGAGCTGGGACGTGCTGGGCGGCCAGGGCAAGTGGCCGATGACCAACGTCCGCCAGCTCGGCCTGCCGCAATGGAGGCGGCTCGCCGCAAACCCTGAGAACCGCTGCTTGATCCCGCTCACTGAGTTCTGCGAGTGGACGCCGGAGCCGATCGACCTGAATGACGGCAAGAAGCCGGTGAAGGGCGAGATGTGGTTCGAGGTAATAGACCAGCCCCTGTTCGCCGTCGCCGGGTTCTGGCAGCCCACCGCGCAAGGCAACGGCTTCACCATGGTCACCTGCGACCCGAACGAACTGGTCGAGCCGATCCACCCCAAGGCGATGATCACCGTCCTGCATCAGGAGGATTGGGACCGGTGGCTCACGGCGAGCTACGACGAGATCGTGCAGCTGCAGAAGCCATATCCGGCCGATCGCATGACGGTGCGCGGGCCGGTGTTTCCGACGCGCGAGAAGCAGCCACTGAAACTGCTCCTGTGAGAAAGTGGGCGCGGCGGATCGAGTATGTTGTCGTCGGTCTGCTGGTTCTAGGGGCGGCCGTGTCGACTTGGGCGGCTTGGTTCTAGCGGCCGATCGGGCGAATGGTTGCCCACCCCTTGCCCCCGCACCGGGAGCATTTCAGCCGAGCGCACACCTCTCGATAGGTCACGGCGCCGGGGCAGAGTCTCATAAGCTGACTGGCAATCGCGCGCGTCGAGTACCCGCAATGCCCAACCCCACGAGGGCAGCCGCATACGATCTCGACATGCGTGGCGTGGTCCAGAGCTTCGTCGAAAGGCTGATCGATTCGGTTGCCGTGCATGCGCGTGACGTAGAACGGATGGGGAACGTAGCGCCAGCCACCACGCCAGCGGATTACGGGGGCGGACATCCCGCGCGGACAACCCCGGTGCTGAACAACGCGGCGGTGCAGCGCCGCTCCAGCTTCACACCAGCCGCGCGGTTGTTTCCCCGCTCGACGGCGCCGGTCGCCTCGGCATAGCGTTCCACCAGCTCGCCCAGCCAGCCTTTGTCGATCGCCACCAGCTCGCCCGACGTGCGGCCGCTGAGCGGCGTCAGGCGCTCCACCCGCGTCAGCTCAGGGGATAGCTTCGGCAGCGTCGGCCGCTCGGTTCGCGCGATCGACGCCAGCGTTGAGGTTTTCGCGCAGCTGATCGACAGGAGCGGCAGGAACAGGAGCGCCAGCAGGCGCAGGCGGGACGGCGTCGAGAGCATCGCGAAGATCCTTGATGGTGGCCTGAACGGCTTGGGTGGAGAGAGCGTCGGCGCGATCGACGCGGCGGCCGATCGAGTCCGCGACGGCGCTGGCGGCGCGTTCGTCCGCGCGGGCTTCGCCCACCCGCTCGGCATGCTGGCGCTCCACTTTCGTGGTCACCTTGGCCTCACCGGCCTCTTCGCCGCCGCGCCGAATGGCGAAGACAACGGCGACGATCGCCAGCACCACGACGGCGCCAATGATGATGCGGGCGCGCGTCATGCCGGCAGCCCGGTCAGGCAGATCGCCCGCTCGCGTGCGCGGCGGTTCACCAGCCCCTGCACCACGCGGCCGCCCGCCATCCTGAACAGCGGGAAGCGCTCGCATCCGGCCCGCCACTGCCCCGCGTTCCAGAGCTTGGCGATGCTCGACCCGCACACGCCGGCCGCACCGATATTGTACGACAGCGACACCGCCGCGATCACCTGATTGGTGCGGCCGCGCAACTTGGGGATGCAGCGGATGATCGGCTCGGCATGCGCGATCAGTTCCGCTTCCAGCATCTGGTTGCACTGCGCCGGGGTGAAGCTCTGCCCCATCTTCACGCCCTTGGTGATCCCGTCGCACGCGGTCGGCACGCTGACGATGTCGAGATAGGCCTTCAGATACTGCTTGCCCGCGACATGCTCGAAGGTGACGGACTGGTCAGCGCCGACCGTCGCTTTCACCGTGCGGCCGCTTTCTTCCTTCGGCACCAGCACGAACAGCGCGGCGGCGGCCGCCACCGAGCCGATCACGCCTACAAGCGTCTTTTTGGTTCGGGGCTTACCGGCCGTCATCGGATGCGCCCCCCTGCTTGCCCCAACGGAAGGCGATGTTGCCGTTCGGATAGTATACTGTGCCGCCGTCTGGCGTGATCACCGCCTCTCCTGTCCCTGGCTGCATCAACTCTTGCAGTCTGGACACTCCGCTGGCGAGGGCGCTGTCAGCTACTGCACGGGTGGTCTCTTCGGTAAACACGCGAGCGAGCGAGCTGCCCACATTGCCCCCGGTAATCTCTTCACCGCACCGAACGCGCCGGAGCCGAACCTCCCTCTGCATCTTGGCCGCAGCCTTGGGCTGGGGCACCAGGCGTGCGAGCAGCGACAGCGCGAATAGCAGGAACGGCACGGCCTGCCCGACGGGCGCCGGCAGCAGCGCCTTCAGATCGTCGGGCAGCATGTTCCACACCTGCGTGAGGGAATCGGGGGCGAGCGTCGCCAGCCCCATGAGAAGGGTGCCGAGCGCGGACACGCGCACGGACCACAGGCGCCAGGCTTGGCGCCAGCCGTCGATCAGTTTCACCGATGTCTCCTGTTGATGCGCGGCTACCGGCCGCGTGCGGTTAATGCCTCCGCAGCCAGCGGCGGCGTTGTCGGCAGAGTTTCTGGCTTTCCAACACCGCGTCGGCGTCGGCCGCGAGGCGTTCAAGATCGCGGGCAATGGGCGGAGGCGGGAATGCGGAGCGCAGCGCCGGCTCAATCACCGTCTCGACGGTTGCCTCCAGCCAGCGCCTGCGGGCAACGGCCTGTTCCGTCACAGACCAGAGCAGGGACAGCGCACCCAGGATCATCAGCACAAGGCCGCCGTCGATCGTCATGGCGCCTTCCTCTCGGGCGGCACCAGCAGCTCCAGCTTCGTCTCGATCCGCGCGGTTCGATCCAGCAGCTTCTGCTGCATTTCCATCCGCTTGTCGGTGTCCTCGCGCGCGTCCTTCTCCAGCTGCTCGATGCGGCGCGTGTTGTCCTTCAGCTGGGAGATGTACTGGCCGCCTACCTGGAAGCCACCCGCCAGCACCACCGCAAGCGAGATCGCCGGCAGATAGTCGAGCCATCGTTGGCGTGGTGGCGTCGGTGTGGTCACGCGTCACCGCCTTCCGCGACCGCCAAGGCCGCGAAGCTGCTGTCGTTCATGCGGTGTACCTTTCAGGTTGAGGGCCGTGCGGATCTTTACACAGGTGCGCAGATGATTTGCGCCTAGCGCCGCGCCAGTGGGCCGCGCCGAGCAACCAGCGTCATGAAGCTGCCTTCTTCACGCAACGATGCTGAAAGATGGCTGCGCTAGAACATGATGACCCGCAGGAGGATGCATCATGCAGACGGCCATTCACGCGACGCTCGAAGACGAGAACAACTCGCCGATGCCCTATGGAGGTGGCATCGCTTGGGCGCTTTTGACGACCATCGCCTGTTGGGGAGTGGCGATTTACCTGCTCGCTTGACCGCACCGGGTCGCGACGCCGCCGCGAAGTTCAGGCCCGCGAGAGCGCAATGATTGCGAAGGTATGCGGATCACGGCTGATCGGGTATGACGCAACCTGCTCAAACAGGGGGCGGCGAGCCTATGGTCCTATACCTGGTAGTCTTGGCTGCGGCTTTTGCTAGCATCGCTGGCCTGTTCCTCTGGCTTGATCGGCCCAAGGGCCATAGATCGCGTGGTCGAAGAACGAAGCATGACATGACTAGGTCGCCGACCAAGACGGGCGAGTGAAGCTGCTCTGGCTGCATGCTAACTAAGCGCTGGGCCTCTCGGTAGCAGGTAGTCCACGTTCGCGACGATGCGGTCGATCGTGGCCGCCAGCGCATCCATGTGCAGCGCCATGTTGTCGTCGCGGGTGGTGTTCGCGATGATGCTCTGCACCTTCAGGCGAATAGGCTCGAACTCGGCCATCTCAACTAGTTCGCGCGCCGCTGCCGTATAGCTGTCGCGCAGGGCCTGGCGGGCGGCATCCTCACGCGCTTTTCGGGCGGCAAGCGCTTGCTCCATCGCCGCATAGTCGTCGGAAGAAAACTCCTGATTGGGATCGGCAATGATCGGGGTTGAAGCGGCGTCAGCCATAGTCAGTCTCCTTGGTGGTGAAGGATGGACGCGCTCGGTCGCCCGCCCCGGTGGGTCGCGCGCAGCAGCGTCGGGTGAGTTTCAGAAGTTGGTCACGTCGATGATTACGGAGCGGTACTTCGACTGGACCGAAGCGGCCCCGCTCGGCGGGGTAGGACTGGTGCTGCACTGGAAAGGGGTCGAACTGCCAAGAAACGTTGCACCGTGCGCCGAAACCGTGG